ATGAAAAAATTACTGCGTCTTTTTTTCCCGCTCTCACTGCGGGTACGTTTTCTGTTGGCAACGGCTGCGGTAGTACTGGTGCTTTCGCTTGCCTACGGAATGGTCGCGCTGATCGGTTATAGCGTCAGTTTCGATAAAACTACGTTTCGGCTGTTACGTGGCGAGAGCAATCTGTTCTATACCCTTGCGAAGTGGGAAAACAATAAGTTGCATGTCGAGTTACCCGAAAATATCGACAAGCAAAGCCCCACCATGACGCTAATTTATGATGAGAACGGGCAGCTTTTATGGGCGCAACGTGACGTGCCCTGGCTGATGAAGATGATCCAGCCTGACTGGCTGAAATCGAATGGTTTTCATGAAATTGAAGCGGATGTTAACGATACCAGCCTCTTGCTGAGTGGAGATCATTCGATACAGCAACAGTTGCAGGAAGTGCGGGAAGATGATGACGACGCGGAGATGACCCACTCGGTGGCAGTAAACGTCTACCCGGCAACATCGCGGATGCCAAAATTAACCATTGTGGTGGTGGATACCATTCCGGTGGAGCTAAAAAGTTCCTATATGGTCTGGAGCTGGTTTATCTATGTGCTCTCAGCCAATCTGCTGTTAGTGATCCCGCTGCTGTGGGTCGCCGCCTGGTGGAGTTTACGCCCCATCGAAGCCCTGGCAAAAGAAGTCCGCGAACTGGAAGAACATAACCGCGAATTGCTCAATCCAGCCACAACGCGAGAACTGACCAGTCTGGTACGAAACCTGAACCGATTGTTAAAAAGTGAACGCGAACGTTACGACAAATACCGTACGACGCTCACCGACCTGACCCATAGTCTGAAAACGCCACTGGCGGTGCTGCAAAGTACGCTGCGTTCTCTGCGTAGTGAAAAGATGAGCGTCAGTGATGCTGAGCCGGTAATGCTGGAGCAAATCAGCCGCATTTCACAGCAAATTGGCTACTACCTGCATCGTGCCAGTATGCGCGGCGGGACATTGCTCAGCCGCGAGCTGCATCCGGTCGCCCCACTGCTGGACAATCTCACCTCAGCGCTGAACAAAGTGTATCAACGCAAAGGGGTCAATATCTCTCTCGATATTTCGCCAGAGATCAGCTTTGTCGGTGAGCAGAACGATTTTGTCGAGGTGATGGGCAACGTGCTGGATAATGCCTGTAAATATTGCCTCGAGTTTGTCGAAATTTCTGCAAGGCAAACCGACGAGCATCTCTATATTGTGGTCGAGGATGATGGCCCCGGTATTCCATTAAGCAAGCGAGAGGTCATTTTCGACCGTGGTCAACGGGTTGATACTTTACGCCCTGGGCAAGGTGTAGGGCTGGCGGTAGCCCGCGAAATCACCGAGCAATATGAGGGTAAAATCGTCGCCGGAGAGAGCATGCTGGGCGGTGCGCGGATGGAGGTGATTTTTGGTCGCCAGCATTCTGCGCCGAAAGATGAATAAATATGTCCTTTTATCACCACAGCAAGGCAACCCATTGATTTAATTAAACAACACACACTGCAAAAAGTGCTAAAAACAGCAAATTGACTACACCATTAACTACACCGTTCGGTGCACTGTATGAAACAACGTGGAACAAATAGACACAAGAAATATACAGGCGGGTAATCTTTCCAGGGGGAAGCGCACCAATTCATGAGGGGCGTTAATGTCGATATGGGGATCCCCATAACGGGGCTACCGGATTTTTTTTCCGGTTAACTGTTAATCAGGCTGGTGGGTTTTACCTGTTCGGTAGGTGTTATGATTATCGTAATACCTTTCCCCCAGTGGGGTAAAAGCTCCAACCGTAACGATGTTCGTTGTGGTTGCCTTGATGGTCTGCGTGGTCATTATGACCATTCAGAATATGAAGGGTGACGCTTCCGACTTCCTCAAATTGAGGTTTCCGAAAATATCAGCGGGTTAGCGATTAATCTGACCATTAATTAAACTACGAAAATTTCGTAGTTTGTGAATATATTCCGGCCTTCTGGTTAACAGTCCTCAGATGTGAGGGATGTAGCCAGCGCAATTTTGCGTTATCGGGAATATCAGCAAGTTACCGCCGCAGCCGTTCCGGCTTCTTCCAGTGGTACGTTATTTTTTCTTTCTCCCGATACAGTTCAACGCGGCGATTGTAGGCCAGCATTTCAAGAACGCGGTTCCGTATGTTGCGCATATCAACGCCATTAAGTTCTATACCATCACGGCGCATCACTTCCGCTACAACACGCACATAATTTTCAGCGGTCACGCTGTCCGGCTGTGTGGCCTGTTCGTCATGCTGCTGGCTGATTCCGGCGACGCGGCGGATTAATCCCAGTAGTTCGGCTTCTGTCATTGTGCCCCCATCGCTCTGATAGTCTGGTGTCGTCGGGTCCTTCCTGGAATTATGGCCCGTTACGGGGCGGCGACCTCGCGGTTTTTATCTGTTTATGAGAATTTTCCGGCAAAAGTCAGATCCGATCTTCTTCTCTGTAACAGACTGTTTAACAATGAAAATATTAAAAAAAGAAAGGATCTGACACGAGGCATTTTAGCCAGAAAATGCCATTATCAGATCCTTTCTCATTTTTGTTCAATAATTGCGCGTCTGTTACTCGCCTTTCTTCTGTAGCAACTTTTCCGGTACGTTTCCGGTTGTTTCTTTCAAGTAATCAGCCAGTATCTGTGGGAGGTTGTCGGCAACTCTGGCACTGGCATTACAGGCTTTAACCACTTCCCTTTTAAGCCTGTCCAGCATGGCGGGGGTAATCTGTGGGAAGCTCCTTTGCATAGTAAGCGGGAGGATGTCCATGATTGATGAAATCTGACTCGCCAGCTTTGAAAGCGCGTACAGGCAAAACTCAGTATCAATCACGTCACCGCGATCGCGATCGTTTTTAAGTTCCTGCGCCTCTGCCTGTGCTGTCAGTAATCTGATCCTGACTCGTAAAAGTTCATCATCGTCAATCTCGCCTTTGTCGTTTATAAGCTGGCTAATTGCATTGTTAACCCTATTTTCTATCACGCTGGCAACATCATAAAACGCCTCACGGCCTTTACGCTCAACGGGAGTTACTCCCCACTTGTCGAACGCTGTCGCACTTACACGGCAGCTTTTCGCCATGTTTTTTTTGTTCATCAGATGAGATTTCATTAATACACCAACTTAATTACTGCTTCAGGTTGGTGTATTGCTTGCATCTTTCCCTTTTCATTCATAAAGATAGATCAAACAACAAAACCACCACCACCCCCCTGAAAAGGCTCATAAATAGCGAAAATCCGCGAGGTCTCCGCCCCGTAACAGGTCCATATGCCGGAAAGGACCCGCAAAAAAGCCGGATTTCTCCGGCCTTGTCTCAGATGGTTTTCAGTATGCGATCGATGTCGCCGTCATCGCCCGGGTTTCTGCCATCGTATGCCATGCCAGCTGATACGGCTTGTGGGCTGTGCATGTCCATAAAGTTTTCAAAGGCTGCGGTAAGCTCTGGTGCAACCTTCGGGCGTTCCTGCTCTATGGTCATGTTCAGGATGTTTTTAGCCGTATCAACATCAATACAAGGCACGTTTGCCATTGCACGTAACAGCGGCTGATAGTCGTCAGATTCATGAAGCGCCATAATCGCATCAGCGCGCGGCTTGTCCTTCTCTTCCAGGCTGTTAAGTTGATATACGGCCTCGTAGGTTGATAAACCTCTGTCAGCCATTGCCCGCGCTTCGGCTTTAAATTTACTCGCCAGCGGTAGCGTCATGATACTTTCATTCGTTGCCATCGTTCCCCCTGCTTATCGCGCCAGCGGCTGAACGGATACGCCAGAACCCGCAAAGGCGGCGCATTTTTTCGCGTCGGTGTCGGCGCTCTCAGGCCAGTTAACGGCGGCAATATTGAATATCCCCGTCTTGTAGCACTGTGCTGATTTCTGCGTCGACGTGTCCACGGGGTACGAGGTCAGATAAACAGCCTTGCCAGATTCCTGACCATCCCACGGCTTAAACTCGCCATTTTCCGCCAGCATCAGCGGGGTAAATTCCTGAATAACGCCAGCATCAGCAGCAAAATGTACCAGCGTCGTGGATACCTGCTGACTACCTGCAAATAACTCAATGTATGGAGTGTCCATAGAATCCCCCCGTTAACCAATTTTGACGGTAACAAATTTGCGAATATCTGCCGGTACCGGCTGCGGTGCGCTGTGCGTCTGCACGTACTCAATCGCCGGATCGCCGTCCTCAATCCAGTTTTTCGGGTAAAACATGTTTTGCGTTGCGCCCGTTCTGACCGCTTCCTGATCCATAATCGCACCATAGGCCACCAGCCCTTTATTGTTGGTGTTACCCAGGACCAGCAAATCAGGCTCAAGGAAATATTTTTCGGTGCCGTCGCTGTCAGTGTATTTGCCGGAATAGACGACAAGGGCAATATCGCCCAGATAGCCTTTAAAGCTCACCACTTCACCCAGGTTTTTACAGGCCAGTTCTGCGGCGGATTCTGAACCACGGGAAAGGTCGTACAGTTCGCGGAATTTTTTAAAGCTGCGTAACGTGCGCCATACTTCAGCGCCCATAATCATGACGTTTGCGGGGCAATTGCCCTGATCAGCATAAAGCTCGATGTCATAGATTGGATCGTGTGTTTCTTTATCCAGCTCAGACCATTTTTTACCGTCAGCCTGTTCTATGATATTGCTTTCCGGGATCTTCCAGTCGATTTCATAGCGTTCTATGCCTTCGCCCTCAATGAGGTTTTTTCCGGTCGTTACCGCATTCACCGCCAGCCATTCCACGCGTGCCTTAATGGCGTTTATCTGGCGGCGCATGTTGCCAGTAATCAGGCGCATACGGCGATAGGTAGGATCGTTAAGCTGTGCCGGATCTTCTCCAGCCATGCGCATGATGGTTTTTGTTGGATCGATTTCGTGTTTGGGTTTCATGTAGCCTGGTTTAATCGTGCTGGTTTCGTACCCTTTATCGCGCTGGACCTGACTACCCACCATAGGCGAACAGAACGCTGACATCGTAACCTCTTCAATGTCCAGGGTGTCCAGCATGATGTTCTGGGTGTTGAAGGTCGCCACGTTCGGGAAAAACAGCGTGGTAAACAGCGGACTGAATTTAAATTCTGCAATATCCCCGCGATTCAGGTACGCGAAAAGCTGGTTAGTGTTAAGTGCCGTTGCTTTGCCTGCCATTATTCACCTCCATGCGTCTGATTCATGCCCAGCGCCGCGCGTAAATAGGCGCGGACCTGCCAGCCTGTTGACGGCTCAACCATCGCCAGCGGATCAAGTCCTGCCGCAATGCCTGCTTTTACGTTCTGCTGGTGGCGTTCCTTGAGCGCCTTCACGATGTCGGGGCTTATGTACACCGAAACACCGCCTTTTTTCTCTTCAGCCATAGTAAGAAATTCCTCTTCGACTTAAAAAATCATAACTGGATGTTTATCCAGTCCTGATTATAATCAGAATTGCATTTTATGCAATGATATTGAGTTATGTTGCAAATTATGAAATGATTATCCCGATCACGAACGCCAGTGCATCCAAAAACCTCATATGCAAAAGCCCGATAAGAACCCTCTGACCTTATCGGGCTTTTTTTGGGCGCAAAAAAGCCGGATTGCTCCGGCTATGTGTGCTGTGTGCTGGCTCAGTCTCTGATCTCTTTCAGAAATTCTATCAATGCATCTATCTGTTCAGGATTTACCGCCAGCATTTCACCGGATAGAGCACATCTCACAAAACCATGCTGATCCTTTTCAATCAGTGCGCCCGTCTCCAGGAATGCGCGGTAATCATTGATGCTCATCGTCTCCATGTTGTCAGCATGGTATTTATCACGCTGTTTTAATATCTCATCAAATTTCATCGGCATTGTTTTTTTCCTCTGTTGTGTCTGTTTGTTTCAGATAGTAACTATGCCTGACCGTGACGAAAACCCGGTAATGCGCCATACCGTTTCAACTGGTGCAAAAAAAGCCGGATTTCTCCGGCTGTTTGATTAGCTGTCCTGGTAATTGCGCCATATTTCATCACCAGCACCATCTATACCCATTTCGGCATAAGTGCGATCGACTGCCTTTTTCAGGTCTCCGAAATTATCCGGCGGCTCCGGTGCCCTCTGTGCCTTCCTTGAACATTCCAGCCGTCGCATCGTGATGTGATGCCGTTCCTTGTCTGTCTCCACCAGCTGCATGACTTCACCCCATCGCGCCGCCGCCCTCCGGTAAAAGCCTTTCGCCTCTAGTTCCTCCGCTATGCGGTCATGTACCATCGTCACCCCCTCAGAACGAAATATCATCACCGTAAGGGTCATCGCCTCCCGCTGGTGGCTGATTACCCTGTGTGCCTGTGGTTTTGCGTCTGTTCCCGCCTGGACGTGCCGCGCGGGCACTGATTACGCTGTCTGCGATAACCTGCCAGCCCTGCCGCGTTTCTCCGTTCTGTCCGGTCCACTGGCTTACCTGCATCGTGCCGGATACGCTGGCAACATCGCCTTTTTGATGTTTAGCCAGGAAGTCGGCCTGTTTGCCAAATGCGATGACCGATAACCATAACGTCGCCTGTCCGTCCTGTGCCTGGCTGCATGGCAAAGATACCGCCATACGCGCCAGCGTCATCGGTGTGCCCTTGCTGGTCTGTTTTACCTGCGGGTCGTCCACCAGCCGCCCGTAAGCGGCTATCTGTGCCGTCATAATTCCACCTCTCCGGTTTTAACGTTGATGGTTGTTACCTGTTCCGCTTCGGCAATCTCCCGTTCTGTCAGCGTGGCAAAGTTTGCCGCCGCCGTGGTCATGAATGCGCTTATCAGGTCGGGATGTTCCTTCGCGTATCCTTCCCGCGTGTGGCGGTCTATCGTTCTGATTGCCACCTTTAAGGTGTGCTCAGTCATGTCTAACGCTTTATATTTTGGCTCTGTTCTGTCTCTGCGTTTTTGGGTCATTTCTCGCAACCTCTCACTTTTTCGCCTCACTTTTTCAAGCGTCTCACTTCGTCGCAGTTGGGATTTTCGGTTTTTCTATGTGTGTGTTTCATAAGTATTTTTTTACCCCTCACTTTTGAGGATGTATACAGGTCGAAAAGTGAGGGAGAGCGGGCTAATTTTGGCCCTCTTTCTATCCCCCTCGCTTTTGCTCCTCACTTTTATAGCGGCGCTACATCATCCCCATCGATACGAATAACCCCATCTTTTTCCAGCTTGTACAGCCAGCGCCGGAAGTTTTTCATTTCATACCCCAGCTTTTTCATGTCATCACGTAACAGCGGGATCGTGCACTTGTCGCCGTTCTGTGTGCGTGAACGGATGCCCCCCCATAGCGCGGTATGGTTTTCCGTCTTGTTCCCTGCCTCCTCGATGCGCTCCAGTTCAACAGGAGGGCGCGGATCATCCACCACCACCAGCGACGTGATTAATTCACCGTCAGCGTCGGTAAAAAGCTCCACCACGCGTAAGTCATATGCGGCTTCTTTGAGTTCCTCCGCGTCCTTCATTTTGGTGCATGAGATAACCAGCGCTTCGCTTCCTGCGTCCTCCCTGCGTATCCGGTATTCAGCATCCAGCGAAGCACGAAATGCACTGGAACCGCGCGCGCCTTTCGTCTCATCCTTGCCGGAATGGTGAACCACCAGCACCGTGGCCCCTGTGCGTCGTTTCAGTTCGTCACAACCACGGATAAACGCCCCCATATCACGGGA